TCATTTGCTAATGTTTTTGTATTCGTCTTTAGCGTTAAAACAAGGGCAGGCTTTGGCTACTCCTGGGAAGTCACGGTGTCCTAAGATTTCAGCTTGTGGATATAGGGCTTTAAGCTCGGTGAGGAGCTTTTTTAAAGCTTCTTTCTGTGCCACTGTGCGGGTATCTTTAGGCTGTAGCGTGTTTTTATCTATCCCACCAATGTAGCAAATGCCGATGCTGTCCTTGTTGTGTCCTTCTACGTGGGCAGGGACTTTATTGACGTCTCTGCCTTCTTCAACCGCGCCGTCGAGGCGTACAATGTAGTTGTAACCTATCTCATTAAAACCTCTTTGTTTGTGCCATAGGTCGATATCTTTGACGGTGTGGTCTCTGCCCTCTGGTGTAGCGGAGCAGTGTACTACGAGGTAGCGGATGTTTCTAGTGCTTTTTTTCATTGGGTTATTAGAGTATTAAGGTGAATAATATAGTAAGGGTTATGGCTATTGCCAAAGGGTTTACCCATAATACCCATTGGGCATTGTAGCTTTTAGGCTCTGGAGTTACACGCCTTTGAAAGGCTTCATACTGCCAACGTTGGGTATCGTCAAGCAGGGAAAAGTCTTTGTCTGTAAGCGGGCAAAAGTGAAAGTACCCAAAGCCAAAGAAACAAGCTACTGCAAGCAAGGGCAAGAGTATGTATAGCCAGCTGTAAAGCTCGGCACAAACAATAAGTCCTCCGATGAGTATTAAGGGTAAGATAATGTTAGCGGAACGTGTAAAACTTCTTATTTTACCTGCAAAAGGCACTATATAACTGAGTGCAAATAGTTTGATGAGATATTTTCGCATATATTTTTTCATATTCTTTTAGATTTTAAGGATAACCAGCTGGGCGATTCTCTAATAATGAAATCTTACTTTCTAAATCGCCTACTTTATTAAACAGATTTTGAAAGTCTTCAAATAAAGTAGTCAAGCTATTTCCATTAACCCTTACCGTTTGCGCATTAAAATTTATACTATCCTGCGCAGTTAATGATATTGTTTTATATCCAGATATATTAGCATTCATTGAATCATCACCACGAAAATTTACATCTTGAGCATGAACATCAAAGAATTGTACAATTCCTTGTCCGAAACTACCTCTTAAATAGATACCCTGATTGGTTTCTAAGGCAATATTAACTCCAGATACTATATCAACTCCTTTTCCAAAAAATTTGAGAAGTTCCTCACTTGAGTGGATGTATAGAGATTTAGAGGAAATATCCATCCTGCCTAAAGGATTAGATATGGATATCTGTGAATTTTCAAAAAAACTAACGAGTTGTTTTAATTTTTCAAAAAATTCGTCTTTATCCATTTTTCCATTTATTATTGTTGCCAAATCCTTGTTGTTCTTAACTTGGGTAACAATTTCTTGAAGAGTATCAAGGGAGGTGTCGTCTACGCTTAGGGTAGTCTCTACTTGTCCCATTTTGGTTTGCAGTCCGTCAATAGCCTCTTTCAGTTGTTGCCCCGTGCCGTCATATCCGCCTTTGGGTAGTAAGCTTGATATATCGGTAGGCTGCAAGCCTTCTAACTTCTGCTTGAGCTCGTTGGTGAAATCATTAGATGATAAACCTTTGCCTTCCTCTTTGTTTACTTTTTTGTCGATGAGCTCTTGTAGCTTGGTATTAGATTTTAGAAGAGTAACAATTTCCTGCAAGGTGTCGAGGTTTACATCATCTACTTGTAAGATGGTATGAATGGCTTGTATTTGGTTTTTCAACTCATCGAAGAGGGCACGGTGGGCATTGGTGTCATTGATGTGATTGAGCAGCTGCCCTGCTGAGGCGGTGTTCTCAATTGCTCTGCTAAGTCCCTCAATGTTGCTCATTGGAATTTGTTCGCTTTTATGCCAAAAACTGTCAATCCAAGCAGCGAAATGTTCTTGCGCGGGTTTCATTAAGTTAGAAAACCACTTTTTTAATGTCTTTTTTGGTGTCATATTACTAAAAATATTAAGTTATTACTTATTAGTTAAAGCCGATGTACTCTATGAATTGCACCACGCGGTAAGGTGGCATATTGTTATGGGGCTGGTCGCCACCAACTGAGGAGGTATTTTGATTATAATAAGCATCATATGTACCACTATTCCAATTACGCCCTCCTAAAAGCCCTCCTCCTCCATAACGATTGTAGAGACTCTCACTACCTTGTTGGTGATTGTGAGCAGGCATTTCCTCAATAGTGAGTTTGTGAGAACGTTCGCCTCCTTGTTTAAGGATCTGATTAAGACCATAGTCTTGAACATCTTCGGATTTCTTAACGTAGTCAGGGTCAAGACCTATGGGCATTTTACCTCGCAGGTTCACGTATTCTCTCCAGCCTTCGGGTATTTCATTCGCTGGTTTACCCCATAAGGCGATGAGTCCAATAGGCACGGCTTGCTTTTGTTTTTTGAGTTTTTCGACTTCGTCTTTTAACTCTTTCAACGCTTTATTTTCAGCTTTATTTTTTCCTAAATCTTGTAGGTTAGTAACGCGTTGAAAGTCTTCCCAATTGTAAGTCTTTTCGGGGGTTGAGCGACCAAAAGCGGCTGTGCGGATGTTTTCTAAGGGACGGAGGAAGCCGTCCTCAAAGGTTACTTCGTTAGTTTCCTCTTTGATGATAACGGTATCTCCTTTCGCACCTCCTTCAAAGGGGAAAAGTTCTCCGTTGATAAAGACAGTGCCAGGGGTGATGGTGTTGCCTACCTCCTCGCAACCTGAGATAATTGCCTTATTGCCTGCCATACTTCCTAAGCTATTGAAGAGGCGGTAGCTGTTCTGCATAAAGGCAAGGAACGCCACATCAAAGGGATAGCCTGCGTTGTGTTCTGTATTTATTGTATTCATAGTCCTCTCCCCGTTCCCCTCCCCGAAAGGGAGGGGCAATCCGCACGGGGTAACGGTTTTAGTTATGATTTATCTCCCATCGTTTGCCCGCGAGCTTGTAGAAGTTCACGAGGGCTTCAAGTTTATATTTGTCGTATGTTAAGTCCTTGGGAAGGACTACTATAAAATCTACTCCGCCGTCGATATAGTCGCCTCGTTGATAGAGGAAGATTTTGCCTAAATATAGGGGCTTATTCGCGCTGCGGGGATAGATATACAACCTTTGTTTTTGCTTTCCGTCCTCGATACGGATACGCCGTTGTTCGTCATCAAACTCATCATTAAGAGCCTTGCGCAAATAGCATACTTGGCTGTTGTGTGCCAAGTTGTACAAGTCGGCTTGGCGAGCTCGCTGAAAGTCGTACAGCAGTTTGTGAAAGGGCGTTGCCAACATACGCAACCACGCTATGAGCTTCGGCTTTCGCAAAAAGGTGGGGGTAAGCAGTACAAGTAGTTTGTCGATGTTTAGGTTATACATTGCTGACATAAGAGATGTCGTTAAAGTTATCAATGGTAAAGTAGCCTGCGGTGGGTATTTTGCTTATCTCTATCGTTTCAAATGCACCATACTCGCCACTACTGGTGATGTTTTTACTTTGTGCTAACACTAAGTGAGGTATTTTAACCCCCTCTGCTTGCTGTAGCGCGTCAATAAGGTGCGCTAATACGAGCTCGCCGTTAAAGGGAAGGCGTTTTAAATAGTCTTTAATAGCCGTTTCTACTGGGTGTGTAGCGTGAATGATACTTTGTCCGTTACTATCAAGCACCAAAGGGTCATATACTATCTTCATTTGCAAGTGAAGTATATCGGGTTGGTAGTTCACCACTGATAGGCGTACGCCCGCGTCTTTTATCTCTTGCAAGTAGGCTTCAAATGATTGCTTTTGGGCATCGGTGATTGGTTGGAGTGTGTCGCCCTGTTCGCCTGCTATTTTGACTATCAAACGACCTTCGTTTTTACTTTCTATTACCGCCGAGTACTTCACTATCTTACTTGCCTCTATGGCTTCCTCCGTATGTCCTTGGTTATTAAACTTGTCGCTGTCGGGCAATAGGTCAAAGCCATATTGAAAGGCAAGGGCTTTACTGCGATACCAACGTGCGGTGTGGGGTTTAAGCTCAGCAAGGCGTTTGTCAATATCCGATCTATGCTGGTCGAATAGCTTCTCTAAGCCCCATATTGCCACTGCTATAATATAGACCCACAAGCGCCATATAGCTACTTTGGAGGTGCTATTGAGGCTTTCCAATGCAGGCTCTTGTGCTTTGGCTTGCAGGATAAGGTTTTGTATCTCTTGAATGCTTCGTGCCATAGGTTAATGATTGATAATTAGGGGTTGCAGACTCTCAATGCGCTGTTTGCCTTTCTCAAAATACTCTTCGTCTATCTCGGTAGCAATACCACGCATACCCATATTATGAACGGCTTCCATACAGCTCATACTCCCTGCAAAGAAGTCGGCTACTACTATCTCATTGCGGGGTTTGTCTTTGGGGATAACCAGTGCTAAAAGACGCTCTAAAAGGCGGACGGGTTTTTGAGTGGGGTGAAGTCGGTTAAACCTTTCGTAATATACTTTGATAATAGAGCTTTCTCGCATTCCTTCCTTTATTGCTTTCAAACACATTGTAGGTATAGAAAAAATGCCGATTGAGTTTTTAGAAATAGTACATCCACTGGTTTTGTCATTTCTTTTTTTGCTTATATTAATATGCCCCGTTTTCAAGTATTCTTTCATAAAATCTAATTCCTTAGTATTATTTAATGCCGACTTAATTCGGTTAATATCTCCAACCAAAGTGTCTATATTATGCTGTTTTACTTCTAAGTAAGGAACTTTAACATCTGTATTTATACTCCCTTTCTCTTTTGTATATATAGAGATTGTCTCGTGGAAGCGTTGTATTGGTAAAGTCGGTGCTGTAGAAAATCCTTTGTTCCAAATAATCTCCTCCTTAAACACAAAGCCCAAGCCGTCTAATATGGTATTCCAACGGTAAAAGGAAGTACCTCGCCCAAACATCACGATAAAGCCTTTTTTGGTAAGTAGTCGCTTGCATTCGGCAAAAAACTTGTGTTCATCAAAAGGGCGTTCCAGCTTTTGGTTTTTAAGGTATAAATAAGGAGGGTCGATGCATATTACATCGATACTCTCATTGGCGAGGGTAGCCATTACCTCTAAGTTATCGGCGTTGTATAATTGTAGGTTATTCATAAGGTTTTTATTCTTTACTTACTATAAAATCAAGGTTTATTGCCCATATACTAATACCCTCAAGGCGTTTAGCAACTTGTTCATCTTCCTTAGAAAAGGCAGTTGCGGGCTGTAAGTTCTTTGCGATGTAGTAGTTTAGTATATCTTTATTGCTAAATGCTTCAGCAGGCAGTACTAAGGTTTTGCCCGCTTGCACATCATCAGTGATGTTAATAGCGTTGGCTTCGGCAAACTCAAAGACGCTTTCAATTGTGCCTGTATGTTGCAGGGCAATGTCTAATAGACTTTGATTATGTAGGGCGGTGATTGTCATTTTGCTTTACCATTTAACTGCTTGTACTTCTTTAATTCAGTGAGAAGTTCCTCTACTGAGGCTTCTAAGTCCTTAATCCGTTGGTTAGCGTGTTTGAGTTCCTCAATAGCATTGGCGTACTTGGTGCCTAAGTCTTCTATCATCTCTCGGTATATCTTCACAGCCTTGTCTACATTGTCAAGTTCGGAGGTTTGTAGTTCCATCTGCTGCTTGGGGCGACCAAAGAACCAACCCGCTAAGCCCGATAATACCATACCGATAAACGAACCAAAATGCTCTTTAAGTACTTCTGTTATCCATTCCATTGTGATATGTGTTTTTAAGTTATTTTTCCTTTTCCTTCACCTGTAGTAGCACCCGTATAACCCCCTGCTTGTAGGGTGATTCCTGCAGCTACTGTTACCTCGCCACTACGAACAAAGTCGTCAATAATGGAGGCTAAGCGTTCGGCATATTCCTCCATACTTGCATCGGTTTTGCGTTGCATATCTTGTTGTAAGGCAATAATGCCTTGTTGAAGGGCTTGTTTGTTTAGTGCCATAGTGCGTTTATTTTGTTGTTAATCTCTTCAAACTTCACTACATTATTCGGGGCAAAGTTGCCAGGACCTGCGGGAGTTTGAATGATAGCGTTTTTAAGTTCTGTTAAAAGGTCATTTAAAAGGGTTTTAAAATCGGCTTGCTCATTTTTAAGTTGCAGTTTTCCGTCTTCTATCTTTAGGGTAAAACCTCCTAAGATGCATTCTACTTTCTCCAGCTCGGAGGTTCCTACTACTATTGCCGTTTCCTTGTTGATAAAAGCCACACATACCAGCGAACCTACTTTTGGTTGTAGGTAAAAACCTCCTTGCTCAAAATCTACTACTAAATACACATCGTTAATAGGGGAGCTGCCGTCTAAGGGACTTACGTCAGCGGTTTTAGCCTCCTCATCTACAGAGGTTACCTCGCATACCTTGGCGTATAGTTCCTGCCCCGTATTGGCTAATTGCTGTATCAGTTCTTTTATCATAATGCATTCCCTAATTCAATCTTTTGTCGGTAGCCGTTGGTGCCGAAACTAATCTCATTCTTTTTTACTAAATAAGTACCACTATTGCCGTCAGAGGCGTGTATTTCCACCATATCGCACTTGCGCACTTCGGGTACACCAAAGGTTTCAAACGAGCCCTTAAAGCCACTTTGCTTGTAACGTTCTAACGCCTGCATTGCGTACTTCTTTAGCTCAGCTTCTGTTAGTCCGTCTATGCGGAGTTTTATCACCTCGCCGTCTTTGTCGCCGTACTCGTAGGTGATTTTCTTATGCTTGGCGTTAAAGCTCTGTGCCTCCACGCGTACCCTTATATCGTCTTTATCACGGTAAGTAAAGTCTTCACTGATGATGTTTTTGCCGTGTTTAAAAAGGTGCTTATCGCGGTTGTCTGTAGGGTAAGCCAATCCGATGTACAACACCGATTTGCCGTCTATAAATCTAAAATAACTACTCAGCATTACCTTGTCTTTTAACTCCTGCAACTCTTGCGATACGTTGGGCTGGCTGATACGCCAGCTACCTACTTGTATATTGTCATCAATGAGTTTGTAGCTAATATTTGTATCCTTGAGCAGATGTTCCACTATCTCTTTGAGGGTAGCGTTCTTAAAGGCTTTAGGCTCGGCTTTTAACATTTTAAGCAGGAACATACCGTCTTCGCATTTTATGGTGATAGGCACTTTGGCATCTACCGAACGGATATAACCTGCAAAGCGTACTTTTAAATCATCATCATAACCGAGCTCTACTGTAATACGGTCACCTCGCTTGATTGGGGGTGTACCTTTTTCACTTACATAGCCTTGCCAGCGAATATTGCGTGGCAGTTTTAGTTCACAAGTATCGGTAAGGTTTCCCATATCTTCTACAATGTTACATTCTGAAAGAGCCGTAAATACCCACTTTTGCTCACCCTCAATGGTTATTCTACTTACTAATCTTAACATACTCGTCTTGTTGTATCTGTTTTATTTCGTAAGGCTCATCGGATAGCATTTGTATTTGTACGCTTTGGCGATTGCTGTGTGTTTCCTGCTGCAATGAGAAAGAGGTAACCACTGCCGACTTGATACCAAAAGCATAGAGAAAGTCGCTTTCTACTTCCACTGCTTCGGGAGTAGTGAGTAACTTGCGCAAGGTTTCTACCTGACTTAGTGGGTAGTCCTGCTTTGGCAATAAAAACGTTTCGTCGGATTGCTCCCCTGGTTCGCCTTCATAATCGGTAATAGCGAGGTCGAGGGTAATGCTGTAATCACCATTGCTGATATACTCCTTAATCGTGCCGTCACGCCCTTGCAGGGGAGTAGTAACGATATTGCGCTGTTGGGTTATTGAGATAATCACTTCGGGGAACAATAAGCTGTAACGCTCTCCCTCGTGGTGGGTACTCATACGCAAGGAGGTGAGCCAAGGACGATTTTCTAAGTCGCTTGTTGCGACAAACTCGCCGTCAAACTTCTTAACCTCTAAAGGCTTGCTCGTTTGCATACCAAAGCGAAAAGCCAAGTTTAAGGCTACCGTTTTAGCAATCGTTTCGGGTTGGGGTTGAAAGTTAAAGTGTATCATATTCGTCAATCATTTGAGGAGGCAAAATCTACAGCTGCTGTGCGGAGAATTTCGGTAACAGCTTGCAATAGCTGCTGCTTATCTATACCCTTCTCGCTATTCATATACACGTTAAAATTATCCATCATCTTGCCAATGGTAAGGTTACGCACTTTGTTTTCACTTTTTCCTTTGTCGCCACCCACTCCTGTGCTGTTCATTGTTTTGGTAGCTGCCACACCCCCAACGGTAGGCACAGTAGGTTTGTTTTTGGTAAGGTCAAAGCTGTCTTTGTTTTCTACTACCGTTACTTCTTGAGGTTTATCGTCTTCTTTTTTGGTGTTTGCCTTTTCCTCATCAGAGACTAAGTCCATATTCTTGCGAAACTCCTCTACACTTCCAGAAGCATTTGCCGCCCACTCCCAACCAGTGAGTTCTGCAACCCAGCCTAATATCTTTTGTAGTGGTGCCATTATTACATCTAATAGCACTAAGCCTATACGTTTAAAACCTGCTAAAATACCTTCTGATTTAAAGGCTTCGACGATGCTATCCCAATGTCGTTTAATCATCATAAAGGCACTGATGATAGCTCCTATTGGTCCTAAGAGAAGTAGCATTGTACTCCCAAAACTGTCAAAGTAGGTGATTGCTGTAGCAATGTAGCCGATAAGTAAGGCAACGCCCGTAATGATGAGGAATATAGGGTTCATATTCATTACGGCATTCAGTATGCCCTGTGCTACTGCCATTGCCTTGGTAACGCCTGCCCATACGGCTGTTTTTACGGATAGAATACCCGACCATAAGGCGGCGCGTTTTTCGGCATTGGTTAGAAAGGTAATACCGTTGTAAACTACCATTAGCAACGGGGCAAGTCCCGTCATTTGTTGCACCATATCACTGATAGCTCCCGCATAACCAAATACACCACTTGTAGCATTAAAAATAGAAATCTTAAAGTCTTCCACTTGTGCGGTAAGGCGTGCGTTCTTTTCGGCGGTACTTTCCATTATCACTTCAGCTTGCTCTATTGCCGAGTTCGTTCCCTCTATCTTTTGCGTCATCGCTTCAGCCTCATCGGCGGTATTGATAAGGGCAATGGCAGCAGCCATATTCTCTTTACCAAATACCTTGGTCATTAGAGCGGTGTCGCCTTGTATTTTTCGCAAAGCCTTGAGGCGTTCGTGTAGCGGTATGCTGCTATCGGCTAAGTAATCGGTGCTAATGCCCGCTGCTTTCAGTCCGTCAGCAGCGAGTTTGGAGGTAAAGCGACCTTCCGAAAGGGTTGTCAGTACGTTGCGCAAGGCTACCCCTCCTTCGCTACCTTTCTTACCCGCTTGGTCTAATAGCTGAATATAGGCGTTGGTTTCAGCAAATGAGAGTCCTGTAGTTTTAGCCACCATACCCACCTGCTCCAAGGCTTGTTTGATTTGAGGTAGTTCAGCCGAGCCATTCTGGGCAGCGGCAGACATCACATTCATCATCTCGGTCATCACCTTTGCCGCCTTGATAGGATCTTCCATACTTACCCCAAACTGGTTCAGCGAGGTATTAAGTACATCAGTAGCGGCTATGGTATCGCCCCCCATTTGCTTGGAGAGGATATTCACGTTCTCGCCCATTAGCTTCATTGCCTCGCTACTTTTGGCAATATTGGGGCTAAGTTGTGAAAGCATCATCTTATAGGCTTCCACGTTATCTACTGCCGAAGTACCAAAGGTTTTAGCAGTATCACGTGCTGCCATTTCTATAGCTTTCAGTCCCTCGCCCGTTACCCCTGTAATAGCCGAAAGCTCGGCAAGGTTCTTCTCTAAGGCAACACCAGGAGCATATAGATTGCTCACTGAAGACGCTACCCTATCCGTGAGCTCAAGAAAGGTTTTAAACGTCATCAAGGAGGTACTTGAGTTTTCTCTTACCGTTCGCCCTACATTTTCAATAGCATTGGTAGTGTTTTCTGAAAAAGTATGCAGACTTTGGTTGATTTGGGTAACCTCTGCTTGCAGTACTTCCATATTCCTAAACAAGTTAACAAATACGGCAGATACTTGGCTGTCGCCTGCTACATTAAAATTTATTCCATAATTGAAAGTATTATTCATCTTTTTTTGTATCTTTGCCGTGTAAAACGTCTTGTATTATGAAAGCACTCTTTTGGTTCGTTTATTGCCTATCATTCATTACTTTTTTAGGAAGTTGTTTTACCCAATGGATATTTGGGTTTGGAGGGGCTTGGGCTTGCCTAATGCTCATAGTGTTTACCGCTTGCGGTTTGCTTCACTACGGCTTTCCTGCCCTACAACTACACAAAAAGTAGTTACCCACCCATAAGCACCTTAAATAATTCGGCTTGGTTTTGCATACGCCAGTGCTCTAACCACATTGCTTGGGCATAGAGCTTACACCACTGACTGGCTTGCAGACTTTCGGGGTCTACCCCAAAGTTAGCACGAATCAGTGCCTCAGCTTTCCACTCTTCTTTCTCACTGGGCTCACATTGTAGTGAGCCTATAAGTTTTTTGCGGTTGCCTTGGTGTTTTGTACCCTCACCATTAGGGCTTCTACAGCTTTGAGTTTGAGCAAATCACGCTTTTCAATGGCTTCGTCGGCTTTTACTACATAATTGATATAGGCAGCCTGCGCAGCTTTTACTTCATCTGTTTTGGAAATTTTGGTAATAGCTTCTAAGTGCTTAAAAGTAGGCTCTTTGAAAATTACTTGGTGTGTTTTACCTTCTGCCGATACTTCTACCAGTACCAGCTCGCCGTGTTCCTCTTTAAGGGTTTGTATTTCGGCTGCCGATAGCCCACAAATGGTAGCAGGTTCGGCGACTTTGTTGTCTTCTACAAACATAAACGTTTCTTTTTCCATAATAATTAAATGCTTTTATCCACTACGTGACTTACAATGAGTGGTAATTCTACTTCTTTGTGCATATCGCCCTCTTTCCATTCAAAAGGTGTTTTTTGAAACTCACAATTCTTTAGTATATGAGTTACCAAGGGCTGATTATCGGGCTGATAGTTCACCGTGATAGGGAAAGGCGCAATACGGTGTAGCTGTCCGTTTGGGGCTTTAGCTTTCAGTGCCATTGCAGTTGAGGCAAGCACAGTGATAGAAGCAGTAGTCTTCACTCTGCCATACCCACGACTTACTGGGTGGCGACCTGCACCATATACGTTCTCTTTTTCTTGCTCCTCTTCATACTTTATAGCAACAATACCTGTAACAGGTACGCCCCCGATAGTGCAGATGATATCTGCCCATCCGTATTCTCTTCCGTTGATAAGGGGTTCTAATTCTAACATTTTTAAAGTGCTTTTAAACAGTTATTAAATTACTATACACTAAGGGTAAAGCCGATAGCTACTTCTATCTCGCGCATAGTGCCTACGGGTACTATTTTGAGTACTACTTCTAACTTGGAGGTTTGCAATATACGCTGGCGTGGGTTGATATAGACTTTGTACCCGCTGAGCTCACCATTGCGCTTCATTGCATCTAAAGGCTCCTCACAAAGAGCATTGATAGCTGACACAGTAGCTGTTTGTAGGTTACCTGTATCGGGGTCAATATAAGCGGGTCCTGAAATCTTAGGTACCAGTACACGGTTGAGTTCACGTATGGCTTTGTCGATGGTGCGGTTATTCTCTATATAGGCAAAGTCGCTGTTGGCAGCGGTTGCAGTGAAACTATCATTGAAGTAGGTGCCTGCGTTACCTGCATACTGGGTAAGGAAAATATACCCTTTGCCGTGCAAGGCTTCTACTTGTGCAGGGGTTAGGCTGCCAAGCTTGGTGCCGTCGGCTAAAGCGGGGACATCTAACTCAAGGGCTCGCAGCACATCGCCTGTAAGACCTTTATTGTAAGCAACACTTACTAAGTTCTGTTTCTCTACCCAGCCAATGCTTTCGTGTACGCTGGCTTTGGAAATAGCTCCAAGGGCAGCCCCTATACAACCCACTGCTGGGGTAGTTTGTGCGATATAAGCCCCGCGTCCAGCTCCGTCTTGACCTATCACTACACTCACAAGCTCGGCACTTTTGGTGTGCAAATCGGGGAGGTTAGCAATATCTTCGGCTTTGAGTTTAAAGCTATACAATAGGCTTGCAGGGGTGATACGTTTGGCTAACTCCTTACCAATAGTGTTTAGCTTGCTAAGGGCGTTGTCTAAGCCCGAAAGCTCGGTTTTGAAATCGCAAACGGCAATTTGTCGGAGTTTGCCTTGGGCGAATGCTTGCAGGGTTTTTACTTCGGTGTAATTGCCGTCGGCACTTGCTACTGATTGCACGTATAGCTTTGCCCCTTCATTGATACGAAAGAACTCGGTTATATGATAGTGCAATACAGGGGCTGTATCGGGGAAAATTCCCTTGCCGTTTAGCTCCTCTACCGAAAGTAATAAAGTAGGGGCAACGGCTGTTTCGCCATAGACGATGAGCCCAGAGATATGGTCTTCACCTGCGAGTTCACGCCCTAAGCCACCATTTTTTCTTATGAATTTTACTCCGTTCATTGTTTAGCGTTTGTTAAAGTTTTTAGATTTGAGTTCAAAGCTGGGCTTTGTTTCTTCTGAAGGCTCTGAGCTTTCTGAAGGCTCTGGGGTTTCTGAACTATCAGAGTTTTCTGAATTATCAGAGTTTTCTGAGGGCTCTGGGTTTTCTGAAGGCTCTGAGGGTTCAATGGTTTCTACTGTTTGAGGCTTCTGTGTTTCAGTAACTACCTCATTTTTTACTTCCTTTTTTTCTGTTGCATCTTCTGTACGTACTACTTTTTTTACCTCTTTATTTTTGAGGGTTAGGGCGTAGTTTTGTGCGCTATTTTCGGTGTAGAAGTATTTGCCGTCAGCGGTTTTGTAGGCTACATCTAAATTGGGGTTATCATTGAATATGGTATCCATAGGGTTTCTGTTATTAGTAAGGGGGGAAGGTTGCAGAAAAAGCGTGTTAATTGAGTTACTTTGGGGCTTTTCTGAGGCTTCCCCTCCTTTTTGGGTTAAACATTATATCAGTGCAGCGATGTACTTTTTCTCCAAAGGCAAAGCAATGAAGTAGTGGCGATATGCCAATAGGTTTGCTTGGTTTTGGGTATCTTGCTTATCTTCGGAATAGTACTGCTTAGTGAGCCCTGTTTTTTTACGTACAGCATCTACCACAAAGGCTACTGAAGCGGGTTTATCGGTACTTGTAGGCACTTGGTCGAAAGCGATTTTTTGTCCTGTGGCATTGTAGTGAGGGTGCTGTTCGTAGGTTTTGATTTCAAAGCCTGCAATCACTGGGGCTGTTTGTCCGTTGCGATAGTTGATAAGCTGGTCGCCGAAACGTTCACGGTCTTTGAGGAGGGCGTTGTAGTGGTCGTAACACAATACAAGGCGGCGACCTTTGAGAGGCCATCCTGCTTTGTCGCATTTTGCTTTGAGGGCTACAATGTCGTTGTAGGTACATTCAGTACCTGCAATGGTGAGGACTGGAGTAGCAGCGGTGTTTTGGTCAGGAGCAATAGCGTGTAATGCTTTTTTATACTTGGTAACGCTAATTTCATTGGTGTGGCTACGGGTAACCGCATCAATTTTGTTGTAGCTTGCCCCAATGGTTTGGTCGTCAGTAACCTTAGTAGGTTTTGTTTGATACTTATCTAATTTTACCACGACTTCGTTTTCGGTGTAGTCTTGGATAGCGAGGGGGTATGTACTATTATTAATTAGTACATCGGGTTTGAACTCAGTAGTAGGGATGTGAATTACGTTGTGTTCGCCCATTTGGGTTACATCGCCATCGAGTTCTTGCACGCCGTCTAAGAAGTCGGCATCGGCTCCTTGTGAAAGGGTTTGTCGTACGCGTGCCTCCCATATTTCTGGAAAATTCATTGCCATAGTTATTTTTGTTTTTAAAAGGTTTTTAAATATTATTTAAACGCTTACTGTGTTACGGGGTCAAATAGAAGCAACTAATTTTTGGTAGGCTTCTGGGTTGTTGTTTTTGAAAGCCAGCTTCTCATCTAAGGAGAGTTTTTGAAAATCATCCATAGTAGCTACACCAGTAGTTCCTGTAGGTGTGGTTACTCCCGTGCTAAAGTTCTTTTTAGAAGGCAAAGCCTCCAAAGTAGCTTTAGCTAACTCAAAGTCTTTAGCTGCCAAATCGGCAAAGGTTTGTCGTTTGTCGGCAGTGATTTTACCGCTTTTTACTGCCTCATCGAGCATTTGAGTAGTAAGGGCAGCTTTTTGTGCTTTCTCTTTGGCTACAAAAGCACTAAGCTGTTCTTCTGAAAGGGTAAGTTTTTCTTTCAGTTCGTCTCGTGTTTTAGAAAGTGCCAAAATAGCAGATTCTATTTCGTCTGCTGATAACTCCTTAGTGCTGGCACTCATACCCAAGGCTACTAAGGCTAATTGTGTAAGTTGTATCTTCATATTGTTATCTGTGTTAATTGTTTTATCTGTCAATGATAGGCATAGCTCTTTAATATCGTTCTCTGTAAGTTCTTTTCCATCCATTTGCAAGCGCAAAGCGTTGGCATTGCTGGGTACAGCTACTATAGATACTTCAAAAAGGGAACAGTTTTTAAGCACCATTTCGCCGTTTTCATTAGCTAAATCTTTCTTAGAAAACATTATTCCCATACTTGCTCCCTTGATAACACCTCGTTCTACCTTTCCTGCTATAAGTTTAGCATTATCATCTTCCATATCAAATATAGGCTCAGCGAGCAATTTACCCCCTTCAAGGGTGATGTCTTTCCAACTTCCTATAACATTCTGATTGCTCTGAATGTGCCCATCAAGCATTACTGGGTTGAGTTTGAAGCGTGTTAGGTCAATTCCTGCAGTTAGGATTCTAAAGCCGTAAGAATTGACCACTGCTTCATCATTCAATATAAATTTAGGCATAGGCTTTCATTTTTTGTTAATCATTTTCGGGGCAAAATTCGTGAGCTTCTGTCGAGTGTGCAAATAGTTGTTTAAGGGTTGGACAAAACTGTTCAAGGGTTGGACAAAGTTGTTCAAGGACTAAACAACTTGTTTTCTAATTTCCTTATTTGTAGGAATTTTGCAACAAAAAAAATGGCAAAAACAAAAGAACAAACACGTATTAAGGCAGAACAATATTATATTGAAAATATTGAGGTTACCCAAGCAGAAGTGGCGGAACTATATGGGGTTCGACCTGCTACTATTGGTGAGTGGGTAAAGAAGTACGATTGGGAGGACAAGCGTTTGAACTTCCACGCTTCGCCTACGATTATCAAACAGAAGCTACAAGCTGAGACTATTAGGGTAATGAATGGACAAGAGCCTACTTTCTCGGCTTCTGATGTGGGTAAGTTAATGGCTGCCTTAGATAGGTGCGAAACGCAAGCAGACCCTACTACTGTATATAAAGTGCTGAAGGAACTGGATATGTTTATATCACAACAAGACGCTGAGTTCGCGACTCAATGTACCAAGTATCACAAACAATTCTTACAACTAAAAGTAAAAAATGAGCAAGAACGATAAGATATACGCTAAACTCTTAGCTGATTACGACAAACATTGCCTGCTGATTGCTAAGGCTACTTCGGTAAATATACACGAAACAGCTAAAGAGAAAGCGGCTCGTATTAAGAACTTGGAGGGCGATTATGTGCGCTGGTTTGAATACTATTTCCCTAACTATGCCAAACAGAAGTGTGCGTGGTTTCACGCCCAGTTGGCTAAGCTGATTGTAGGCAATAAACGCTTGCGCTTGCTTGCCGAGATGTACCGCTCGGCGGGGAAGTCGGTGCATATAGATATGGGGATACCGCTGTACTTGTACTTTGCTAAGGGTGATTTGCGATTTATGCTTTTGGTAGGTGAGACTGACCCTAAGGCTAAGAAACTCCTTTCGGGTATACAGGCACAGCTGGAGCATAACAATCGCTTGCAGAATGATTACGGCAAGAGGTCATCGGCGGGGGACTGGTCGGACGGTTCGTTTGTTACTAATGATGGGGTTCGGTTTATGTCGCTTGGTTTTGGGCAAAACCCGCGAGGGACACGAGAGCAGTCGGAACGCCCCGATTATATAGTGGTAGATGATGTGGATAGCAAGAAGTCTATCCACAATGACCGTATTATGCGTGAAAGTGTAGACTATATCACCGAAGATGTATGGGGGTGTTTTGACAGCGAAGACAACGCTACTGAACGTTTTGTATTTGCGAATAACAACTTCCACAAAAACTCAATCACGAACCGACTTAAAACGTACTTCAATGAGGTGATTAACACGCCCAAGGAGGAGGGTAGTTATGAGGATAGTTTGCAAACGAAGTTTAAGATACTTACGGTGTGTGCGGTGAAAAACTTGCAGGACTTTACTCCTGAATGGCCTGAGAAGACTTCGGCGGAGTACTGGCGTAATAAGTTTAAGAGTATGCCTTACCGCTCGTTTATGCGGGAGTATATGCACACACATATTGAGGATGGGGCTATTTTTAAGTACGAGGATATTCAGTATAAAAAGGCACTGCCGCTGAGCAAGTATGATAATTTGTGTTTTTATGGCGACCTTTCCTATAAGGAAAATGCGGACTACAAAGCCTTGATTTTGGTGGGCAATATAGGTAAGGAGTTTCATATACTGCTGTGCTATATGCAGCAAAAAAGCCGTGCGCATTGTGCTAAATGGCTGTATGACCAGTATGAGAAGTATCGCTTAGACCGCTATAATATCCGTTATATGATTGAGGGGCTTTTTGCGATGGACGAGTTTGTAAGCGACTTTGACCAAGAGGGCGACAAAAGGGGGTACTATATCCCTATCGTAGCCGACAAACGCAGCAAAGCTGATAAGTTCGACCGTATAGAGAGCCTTGCAGGTTATTTTGAGCGCAAAAATGTATGGTTCAATAGTGAACAGAAAAATGCGGATATGCAGGTGCTTATTGACCAGTTCTTAGCCTTTGAAAAGGGTTCGGGTGCCCACGATGATGGACCCGATGCTGTGCACGGAGCTTTTAAATGGCTCGTAGGTCGCAATAGGCAAAGTAGCAACCAATACGTTTTTGGGGCAAGAGTTAATAACCATTATTGATATGTTTTTAGTTAAAGAAGATTTAAAGAATAATATCTACTCCTACCAAGTGGAGCAGATAACCGAAGGGGACGAGATTATAGTACTGCAGGCGTTAGATACTGCTGAGCAGGAGGTAAAATCGTACTTCTACACCAATGACAAAAAAGAGTATTTGGACGGTCGCCCTCGATACGATGTGGAGGCTATCTTTGCCAAACGTGGAGAGGAAAGAAACGCCCTTGTGGTGAGTCTTTGCCTATCGGTAGCGAAGTGGTATATTGTGGATCTGTGCAATGCTGATATTATCTATGACCACGCCAAAGAACGTTATGATAGGGCGATAGAGTACCTTAAAAGGCTCGCTAAAGGTGAGGTGAATATCAGTTCACTACCTATTGTGCCTCGTACAGAGGAAACAGAAAAGCAAATAACCCCTTTTGTATATGGTTCTCGTAAAAAGTACAATCACGAATAAATGGGGACACCTGTAGGCAATTATTATGAAAGATATAACCGTAACAACTGAATATGATTTGGAGGTCGTAGGGGGCGACTTTGTCGCTAATGAAAGTACTGCCCAACACGTGGAGTTCCTTTTGCTCTCCAAGCAAGGAGAGTGGAAGGAGTCGCCTATTACGGGCTGTAATATTCAGCAAGCACAGAATGGCAGTATTACCCGCGCCCTTGATAGGCATATACGCATCCAATTAGAAGCTGACGGCTTTAGTGCCGAAGTACTACAAATCACCGAGAAAGGCATTAACGTTAAAGGAAAATATAAGCAATGAAACCCTATAAGAACTATAAGAAAAAAGCTCCCTCTCCTTCGGGGAGGGCAGGGGTGGGGAAAAACACTCTGCAACCTACCCGCAATATCGTTCCCAAGGCAATGGCGCGTACCCGTGCCGATGTACTCACGTGGAAAAATGCAATGGCAATGGCAGAGAACGTAGAGAACCCAAAAACGTTCCCCTACTATAATCTCGTGCGTGATATGATGCTTGACGCGCATACTACCTCACAAATAAAGAACCGGAAGCTAAAGACTATTTCGGCTAACTTCAGCATACAGAAGGCTAATGGTGAGACACACGAAGAGCTGACCAAAGCATTACAAAAGTCGGTTTGGTTTAATGATATTATAAGTCACATCTTAGATAGTGAGTACTTTGGCTATACCCTTATAGAACTAAATAGGCAGGTAGTACCTGCGGGCAGTAATGAAGTGCCATTTTCGGATGTAGAAGTAGCTTTAGTACCCCGCCAAAATGTAATACCTCAAAAGGGTATTATCCTAAAAGACTACACCGATGATAGAGGCTTAGACTATATGAACGCCTCTGAGTACGGCACGTGGCTATTAGACTTTGGTAAGGCGGGTGATTTGGGGCTTATCAATCAGGCAATACCGCATATACTTTTCAGTCGTTTTGCGCAAAGTTGCTGGTCGGAGTTGTGCGAGATATATGGCATACCTCCCCGCGTAATGAAGACAAACACCCGTGACCGCCAAGCCCTTGCACGTGCCGAGAAGATGATGACCGATATGGGGGCTGCCGCTTGGTTTATCATTGACGAAACCGAGCAATTCGAGTGGGCAACCAATGGGGTACCTGCTACAGGTGAAGTGTATAACGGACTCATAAAACTGTGCCGTGATAATATTTCGTTACTCATTTCGGGGGCTATCATAGGGCAAGATACTAAGTATGGTAGCAAGGGTAAAGAAGTAAGCTCGCAAGATATGTTGCAAGCCCTTGTTGATGCCGACCAAACAATGGTAGAGCAGTATATGAACGATAAAGTACTACCCGCCCTGTACGCCATTGGAGTACTCCCCGAAGAGGGCTTATCGCTCGTGTATGACCAAGCAGAGGACTTGGGCGAACTGTGGACACGCACTAAGGAAATACTGCCTTATAAAGAAGTATCAGATGAGTGGCTCAAAGAAAAGTTTGGTATTGAGATAGTAGGTAATAAAACACCTACCACACCTCAAAAACTCACCTTAGATTTTTTCGACTAAGCCCCGAAATTATGTCCGCGGTGGCTCACCGCTATTTCGGGGCTATGCACCAAAGTCTAAGCCTGCAATATGCGCCCTGCGATTGTGAGACTTGCCAAAAAGCACAATTATCCCAACAATCCGACCCACCTCGTCCAAAAGCTATTGATAATTTGCCTGAGGTGGCTCACCGCGCGTTTGATTATTTGCATAAGAAAGGCAGTTATAAACCCGAAGATTTAACGAAATACAAAGCTTACCGCGACCTTATTACCGCTACCGCTGAAGTGTTTAACACCGCTATCCCTCACGAAGTGCCCGATGAGATGAGAACCTATTTAGAGCGAGATGTATTTATCTTTTCGGGGCTAAAAACCCATACACAGCTCACTGAGGCACGGAGCAAACTAAAAGACGAGCAGGGTAATGTACGCCCTTATTATCAGTTTGAACAGGAGATACTAAAACTAAATAACACCTACAACCGTAACTACTTAGAAGCCGAGTACCAGTTCGCCGTACAGAGCGCACAAAGTGCTGCTAATTGGGCTAACCTACAAACCGATACGAGCCGTTATTGGTTGGAATATCGCACCGCAGGTGATGAGCGCGTAAGGCAAAGCCACGCAGCTTTGGCAGGAATATGTTTGCCTAAAGACGATGCTTTTTGGACAGAGTACTACCCACCTAATGGGTGGCGTTGCCGTTGTACAGCTGTAGAAGTATTGGCACGTGAAAACACCAAAAGCAACCCCGAAACTGCCAAAAAGGCAGGCGAGGCTGCTACTACCCAGATAGGAAAGAGCGGTAAGAATAAATTGGAGATGTTTCGTTTTAACCCAGGGCAGGAAAAGAAGGTATTTCCACCCACTAACACCTATACCCAAGTAGTAGGGGCTGGGCAGGTACAAAGAGAGTTAGAAGCAATGAATAATAGAACTTCAGTTAATTTGCAAGAGCTCATAAGAAGAGACTTCCCTACAAGAGAGGAGGTAAAAAATGTATTGCTAAAATATGCTGAATTATTCCCTAACGACTTTAGAAGAGGACTCGAAGAGGTGAGCTTTACAAGTTCTACCAACTTTTTAATGCAACACTCAATGTATTTTAATAGCAACACTAATGAATGGAGTAGTCAATCTACTATAAAAATAAGTACTCATACCTTTGCAAGCATTGGTTTTAACCCTGCGTTAGAGTTACGAGAAGCATTAGGAGCAATAAAGAAGGGAGAGACTTTAACATTCAAACAAGAGTACGCTTTAGAGTCGTTATGGCACGAAATATTACACGCTAAAACACAAACCCGCCCAATGCAACTTAATAGGAGACAAACAGAAAGTATGGAGACTATCAATGAGTTTATAGCGCGACATACTTATAACGAATTTATTGAAAGACTTGGCGGGAGAGCATCACACCAACAAAGAATTTTAGAGGAAGGATATGGATATAGTGGTTGGATTAAGAATTTCAGAGAGCGATTGAAAAACAACAGTATAGAAGAACGTGAAGCTGTTGAATTTTTTAAACCTCACTTAATGAGTGATTATTCTAATATAGGGGAGAAGATAACCGAGTTTTTTGCTATACAGCGGTAGCAATAGCATCATACCCTAAACCATATTCTTTATAGGTTTTAGGAAGCTGTTGCCAATACTGCTCGGCTTTATCCATATCTCCTCTTTCCTCAAAGAGGCAAGCTAAATCATAAAAAGCAAATTCTTTTGTGATATGATTTTTGTAACTATCAGGGGTTAATTCCTCATTTAGTTCAATACCAAATTTAAGTGTAAATGATAAGGCATCAAACCTAAGAGCGTTTAACTCCGATTGTGTGGGGTTGTGGTCAAAAATCGTTTCCATTCTATAAATGTATTTTAGGCAACAAAAGTACAAAATAAAAACAAAACAACAAGCAAATAAACACAAAACTTTTTTAAATGGAGTTTAAAGACTTTTTAAATCACATCTTAACGGATACCAAAGTGAAGCTCACAGAAGCGTTTGACCGCAATTTTGAGCGTAAGGCATTCTTTGATGATAAATGGGCTAATACCCTTATACCCAATAGGCGTGGCTCGCTAATGATGCGCACAGGTACCTTGCGCCGCTCTATCCGTAGTAATATTGAAGGTACTACTGTACGCTGGACAAGCTCAGTGCCTTATGCCGATATTCAAAACAATGGCGGTGAAGTGGAAGTAACAGCCAAAATGAAGCGTTATTTTTGGGCAATGTACTACAAAGTTATTGGAGCAGCTAAAGGACGCAAAGGGGCTACACAAAAGGCTTTTTCGGTAGAAGCAGAGCACTGGAAAGCCCTTGCCTTAAAAAAAGTAGGTGACAAGCTAAAAATACCTAAGCGACAATTTATCGGCGACCATACTGAAGTAAAAAGAATGGTAAATGATATTGTAAATTTTAATATGAAAGAACTACTAAATAGCATACACCAGTGAAAACATTATTAGAGAAAATACAGCAGAAAGTAAGCGAGATTGCAGAACTTAAACACATAGATGAGAACTGGGGACAGTTAGACTATTACAGTCCTAATATGCCTGTGCAATACCCTTGTGCGCTGATTGATGTGCAACAAGTGCAATTCACTAACTTAGGCAAAGATATTACTAAAAAACCTCTACAACGACAGATAGGAACTGTACAGATAAAAATTACGGTGGCTAATATGAGGCTTACCAATAGTAGTATGCAAGCCCCAAGGAGACAAAAAGAAGAGGTGTGGGCAATATGGGGTATTATTGAGAAAATACACCAGCAACTGCACGGAGTATCATTACTGCCTAATGTTTCGCCACTTATTAGGACTTCGCAGAACAGAACCCTTCGCGATGATGGGCTCCAAGAGTATGAAGTGTATTACAGTTGTGAAGTACAAAATATATAATTAGCAAATTGTAGATTAGGCGTAGGCTTGTAGCTCGGTATCTACATCTATACTTAGAATTTTGTAGAGTGTGCCTCGTGATATAAAGAACTTGGGGTATATAAACTCACGCCATATTACCGAAATAGGCATATAGCGATAGTCGTGGCGGTTGAACTCGTCCATTACGGCTTTGTAGCGGAGGAGTTGGTTACGCTGGTAACCCTGCTTTTTATTGGGTGTTTTTAGAGGCATTGCTTTTAAGGAATTGATTTTATAGTGCAAAGGTATGAAATAATTACGAAATACAAAAGACGAGAGGCGAATTAATCATCTCTCGTCTTTCGTTCTGTTAGTCGGTAGGCTTTTTTTAGCTTGCGTTTAAAGTCGTCTAAAGGAGTTTCATTTTTTTGCTCTTGGTAGCGAAATTCGGCGTGTTCGCGTTGGCGTTCATCGTCTATGTATTGTAGGCGTTCTTTATCGTATTCGCGAAAGAACTTAAGCACTTTATCAATACCCAAGCGCTCGTAAAATTCGCCGTATTCACCCGATAGTACGCGTTTGAATATAAATGATATTTCGGTGAGTTTTAAGTAACCGTAATCGTTCATTATTTGGCTACTGCAGAGGCTTATTTGGTCTTCGCTCATTGGGCGACTTACGGCTAACATTTCGTTTAGATATACGAGCCATAACATTATATAACTTTCACAAGCTGTTGCACCATAGTCCCTTCGTATGCTACTAATAGAGGGGGTGGGCAGGTTGATAGCTTCGGCTATGGTTTTGAGTTTGTAGCTGTGCTTCATACAGTTATTGGGTGAATATACCCTCAAGAATCTTTCGTTTGAAATCAGTGCTGTAAGTTTGTTTTGCACTACTGTTACCTCGTTTTGCATTTTGTAGAATTTTGTTGAGTTGTGAATTGATGTATTTTAAATCGGTGTTTCGTTGGTGAAACTCATCCATCTTCTGCCAATTGCCCAATAGGTATTGCCACGTGGAAAGGGCTTCAGTGTCGTTTGCTGATACTTGTTGCAGGTAGCTAATGATTTGCTTGAGGGCTTTGCCGTCGGCTCCAGTGAACTTGGGAGGAAAGCCGTATAGACGATTGTAGAAGCCAAACCACTCGTCTAAGAATTGGGTGTAAAGGCTTGCAGTTTGATGCTCGTCTTTAGTGTAGGACACACTGCCATTCCATTGCTCTTGGTAGCGTTGTATATCTTCCTCTTGTGGGGGTAGGATAGCTCCAAGTTGTTGGTATTGCTGACTGTTGAGCCCTCCGCTTTTGATTTCTATTTTGCAAAGCTCACCTTTTTTGTAGGTGAGCTTTAGCAGTGTGTGGGTACGATGTAGGGTTACAGTGTAGGTCATTGGTTTGCTGTTTTATAGAGGTCTATTAGTTTAAGTAAAAGGGTTTCGCGGGCTTTTTCATAATGGTTGCTATATTCAAACTTCCAACAGCTTCCATAGTCTTCCTCTGGGGTAAAGATGTAGGCAGTAGTACCGTCTTTGGTGGCTTCGAGGTTGCCATAGTAGCCACGAGCGCGAAACCAAGCGAGGGCTTCAGTCCAAGAGGGAAGGGAGATACAACCTTTCTGTTTGTTGTAATTGATACGTTTTATATCTCTTAATTCAATACTATTATAGACTTCGTTGTGTATCCTATCACCTATTTCTATACATTGGTAACCTTTGCCGCTGATAGCAAGAGCTATATAGCAATAGCAGGGGGTGTCAAAACCTATTTCTTTGAGCTCTTTGGCAATGTCGGGAGACACAAGCCAAGTGGGGTAATTTTCTTTATTCATTTTAAATAGTGTTTAAAAAGTTATTCTAAATATAGACCTGTGGTTACTTGTTGGTTGTATTTACCGCCTTCAACTCCGTGAAGGATAGTTCGCCTTTTTATTTCTTCCTCACTAAGGCGACAAGAGCTATTTTGTGATGGGTGATAAATACCTGAACGAATTATGTATAACGAAAAAAAACTTGCTTGCATTTCCTGACGGCGTTTGTTTTTGGTTTTGGTAGTTCGGCAACGATTGACTATTGGCAAGCCGTGTTTGCGCCATTGTTGGTTTAGATGTGCTTTGAAATAGCCGTAGGCACTATCTAATGTTACCCAATCTAAGTAAGGCATCTGTATTGAAAATTCTTTTACCCCACTACCTTTAATGCGGTAAATTTTGTAGCTTTTATCCTTAAAGAAGTAGTTAATGAGCTGCATAAATAGCCATTGGTCTAAATCAGAGGAGTACTTAAAGTAATACTCTTTTTCTGCGATACTATTAAGCTCGTCTTCTGAAATGTTGTACTTCTCAAGCAACTTGTTTAGCATTTTCTTGGCTGATTGCTGTTATCCTGCTATGCCTCGTTTTACGAGTTCGTAGACTTTTGTGATTTTTTCTTTTACTTTGTCGTTCATATTGTAATTGTTTTAAAGGTTATCCTTCAGCTTCTTCTGAAAATTCTAAGCTGTCGATTTCGTAGGTGTAGTGGGATGGTGCTCCATCATCGCCTACATCGGCAACGAGTTCTATAGCTTCTTTGTAGGGGTGATTGGTTAGAGGGTCTTCGTCCTCACTATATACCATTCCTTCTTTGTACATAGATTGTAGTTGCTGTGCTACTTTTTCGGGTACTTCACCGCTAAATCTAACTTGGTATGTTACTGTTATACCTAATTCGTCAATTGTTACTTTTTTGTTTTCCATTGTATTTTGTGTTTAAAAGGTTATTAGTCAATTTCTACTTCGTATGCCCAATCCATAGCATCTCTTTCTCTTATGTTGTAAGCAAGCCAATCAAACGCTTCTGGATACTTGCTACTTTCACAATCTTCAACAGAAAATCCATAGTCTGCCATTTTATCCAATTGTTCGAATACTTCATCGGAGACTTCTACATCTGATAAACCTACACTGTAGGTTACTTTTACGGTTAAATCTTTGATTGTTCTCATTTTCTTTGTGTTTTAGTAATTAAAAACTTTCCTTTTCAACATTTATTGTAATGTTATCTTCATCGAAGTACTTAATGATGTATATCGTCTTTCCTTCACGGAGGATAACAGAAGAGGGTAGTTTGCCAATTTGGTTGCGGAAGTAATGAAAGGTGTTGTATATGCCTTGTTTAAAATACCTCACATTTCTTTTAGCCTTATTGAGTTCCTCTTCTAACTCTTCAACTTTTTCTTCTGCTTTTATAGTCAAATTGCACAAACGCAATAGTTCTTTTTTTGCTGCTTGAGGTTTTCCATTAATCCTATCGCATATTGAGGAGTAACTTATATCATAATCGTCTATTTCCATTGTATTTTGTATTTAATCGTTATACATTCCACTCTTCTTTTGTTAATTGCTTGCCACAGTCCTTGCAGAATAAGGCAGTTACTTCTACAGTGCAGTAGTGGGCAAGGGTGCGGAGCTCTTTATGCTTGTGGGGGCAGGTATTTAATGACGAATGACGAATGACAAATGACGTGTCGGACGTGGCAGAACTGACACCTGACAGCTGACACCTGACCCCTTTTTTACTTTCTTTCATAGCGTTGTGTGAGCATTTTTTCAAAGATAGCGTTTACTTTGCTTACTTCGGTGGGAGTGAGGCGTTGGAGACTCTTTTTGAAGGGGTTTTTGCTACTACAAAACCATTTGCCAAGGCGTTTGATGTCGGCATACTTGGGGTTGGCTTGGTCGCGCCAGCCAAGTTCGTGGCATAGGGCTAACAGCTTGGCGTGTTGCTTGTTTTCGATATTAAAGTAGGCGTGCATCTCGAAATGGTAACCAAGGTGCTGGGCGAGGGCAAAAAACTCATCTTCTGTTAGGTTCTTAGTACTTGGGAGCTCTCTGCCAATAAAGCTACATACAAAGTGTAGGCGGGCTTCTCTGTCCTTAAAGCGTTTGCCTAAAAGGGTTTGGAGGATACGTATTTGGTGGGGTTTTATTGTGGTTTCTTTTTTCATTTTTAAACGGTGTTTAAAAGTTATTTAAAAAGCTCCTCGCCTTAGTGGGTCTCATAAAAGCGTCCTCTTATTACTAACGGCATACTAAGGGCGGAGGAGCATCTTTTAGCTGCCGAGACGGCTAAAAGTGTAGTTATGCGGTGGCTTTCTCTTCGTACTTCTCGTGTACTGGGAAGAGGTGCTTAATATCAGTACCAGGAGGGAAATCTACCGAGGATAGCGATAGAGGGATATTGCACTTTTTGCCTTGCTCGTCGAGGGTGTTAGCTTCGATGTAAAAGGCGGAACGCTGTGGGCGGTAGGCTTGGGCGATGATGGTTACGGCATCGGTGAAGGCGGGGTTGTCAAATTCTTTGGCTACACGGGTGAGTTCGAGTACGCGGGAGGCTTTGAGGTTGCCTTTGGCGTCTTTCTTGAGCAGGCGGTTGATAACGGTTACGAGTTTGGCACTGTCGTCGTCTTTAGCGAGTGATGATATAAAGTCGCGGACTTTCTCTATACCGGCATTAACTGTATCATCCCAATTGTCGATGACGCGGAATCCGTAGGTGATGGTGTTGCCGTGGGTATCGGTGAAGGTGTGGCTTTGTTGGTCGCCTTTTACTTCGTAGACTTCGTTTTTGGTGTCCAAGAGAATTTTTAGAGCTTCAAAAGTATGCAATTTCACCTCTGCCATTTGCTCGGAATAGGTTTGCAGCTTACCGATGATTTGCGGAATTGCTTCATTGACGAGGGCTTTGTATGCCTCGCGGTTTTCGTTTTGTGCTTGTTCACGGCGTTGTAGTTCGGCTTTGAGTTCGTCGGCGGTGAGTTTACTTAAATCTACTGTCATAATTGATAATTGTTATTTGTTATTAGTTTTCCGTATTGTTTGAGGTCTGCCCACCATCGCACGCTATCGCCGCTAATGCCTTGGGGGAGGTATCGTGTGGGGCGTTTTTGTTTTTTGGCTTTATTGAGGAGCTCTTGTGCGTGCTCTCTCATTTTGCGATTGATATACTCGTAGTCGCTTATTTCATTAGGTTCTATTCTCATTGTTTTTTTGTTTTTTGGTGGGAGCTGTGGGAGCTATGGGAGCGGTGTTGGTACACATACTCGGATGTGCCAGCTCGCCGACTTTGGTTAGTGCTCGGTTAGTGTTCGGTTAGTGTTCGGTTAGTGTTCGGTACGTCTCCGCTTCGTCTCCGCTTCGTCTCCGTTGTGAGCCGTAGGGGCGGTTATTTTTTTGAGGAGTACGCTTGGGTAGTAGTCTAAGATATTGGCGGCATAGAAGCTAATGAGGTCAAGCATTTCTTCTGGGGTGTAGATGCTGATGTCTTGCCTGTAGTGTCGGTGTATGGTTTGCTCGACAAGGGCGTACCATTGGTCGTCGTACCAATTGAGTAGTGTGTCGTGGGTGAGGAGGGTTTTGAGGTGTAGCCCCCGCACCCCCGAAAGGGGACAAGTTAAAAGGTGGATACACCAATTTATATAGAACTCATAGCGGAGGTTTTCGTACTGCAGGTAGGTGAGCCCTAATTGGCGGGCGAGGGCGTGGCGATAGGTGATTTGTTGGGGTATTGTGTTCATAGGTGTTAGCTGTTAGGGGTGATATTAGTGTCGTAATAGAGTTGTGCTTTCTCTTCGTTGATAACTAGGGTGCCGCCAGGGCAACGCCCCGATACGTGGCAGGCGAGTCCTTCGACTCGGATAACGATTTCGGCAAGTTTCTTACAGAGGCGACCTACAGCGAGGTCGGGTTCGCCTTTCTCTTCGTGTGAGATGAGTATAAATAGGGTGCTTCGGTATTTGCGCATCCACTCGCGTAGTTTGGGTGATGTAAGGTCGTCATTATATACCGTGGTGTTATCAATGATGACTACTTTGGGGCTTCGCTGTTTGCCGAGTGCTTTTTCTATCTCGGTAATTTCGGTATAGGGTACTATTTTGAGGCGACGATTGGAGGGGTTGAGCTGGGCTCGGCGGTAGGCGTCTTGGAATGTTTGGCTGGTGCCTTGCTCGGCACTGATGTACATAGTGGTTTCGTAGGAGCTAAGGTGCTCGGCAAGTTTGAGTGAGAACCACGTTTTGCCTTGTTTTTCTTTGCCGTATATGAGCCAAAATCCTGCTACTTCGGGGTTGCCCAGTGCTCGTGCCCATTCGCCCTCAAAAGGGAAAGTTTTATAGGTTTTTTCGAGTAGTTGTTTGCCGTATATTGCTTTTATTCGTGCCATTGTTTTAGCTTAGTTTTATAAGGTTTTCTAAATAACGTAGTCGTTTCATATCGGAGGCGGTAGCGTCTTTCTTACCGCTTGGGTTGAGGCATTTGCGAACCAACTTATCTACATCGCTTTGCTGTTTGGCGTTTACGGTGGCTACATCGCCCAGAAGCTGTATATAGAAGGCTTTGCGGTCATCGGTGCCTTGGGGTACTATAGTGGTGATGTCGAAAAAGCGGTCGAATATTTCGGCATAACCTACTTTTTTGTGGGCGATACCGCTTTCTATTTTGGCGCGCAAACCATCGGCTCCCATCATATACCAAGCGCATTCGCCTTGGGTAGCGTTCCATAGTTCTTTGAGTTCAAGGAAGGCGTTGTAATCAAGGTCGCCAGCTTCGTCTAATACTACAAGAGGCTGCTCTAAGTATAGGAGGCACATTTTGATAGCGGCTTTTACATCTACATAACGCCCTGTATCGTCCACGCCTATGGTTTTGGCAAGCAAGCGAATGAATTGTTGTTTAGTTTTGGCTTGTGAGCAGTCTATATAAAAGGCGTTTTTCTGCTGTTTTACGATGTGGCGTGCGCAGAAGGTTTTGCCTATACCGCAGTCGTCTACCAGTATCATTGATTTGCTGTAAGTTTTGCAGTATAGCAAGTTGTCTTCAATTTCGGTGTAAACTTGTGTGCGGGCTACTTTCCAGCCATTGTCGTTCACTTGTACGCCGAGTTGGTGGGCAATTACCAGCCATTGAGTGTCGGATAATACTTTATCTATTTTGCCGTTTTTGATTTGTGAATAAATGGCGGCACTTAGTTTAAGGCGTTTAGCGTAGGCGGTGTCGGAGCCTCCGTAGTTTTCGCGGTCGGCTAACATAGCTTCGCGTACTCGGTACCGGTACTGGGGTTATACAATATTTGTTTGTCGTCTTCGTCTAAGGAGTCGTAATCGGTGAGTATTTCGACTTCTGTGGTGTTGGTGGCTTCGTAACGTTTGAGGCTTGGGATAACGAAAGCGCGTTGGCGTGCGGGTGCGCGGTTGATGATGCCTACTTCGGCTATTTGCTTGCTATGGTGCTGTACAAAGCGTACTATGGTCATTGTATAAGCATCTTGTAGGGCTTTGGCTACCATATCGGCTTCTGTTTGCTCGGCACGTGCGCGTTGGAATTTTGGCATTGGCTGCACTTCGCATACATAGCGACCGCCGCAGTAGGCTATGGCTTTGATAAGTTCACCCTCGTTGCTGTCGAGCCAAAATACTTCTATATCTTTGCCTTCTATCTGTTTCATTTTCTCAATAAGGGGCTCGCCAGTGAGTATGTTGCTATCTTCGGCGATTGCCATTTTTTGGCGATTTAGGCTGATGTAGCCTTGTTTGCAACTTGTTTTAACGCTGTAGCCTATATGGGGCAGGATAGCGCGGTAGTTGGTTTCGGGGAGACTTTCGAGCTGGTTGTTTAGGAAATACTCCCAACGGCTCACTTCGGGGTGCTCATCGTGAGGTTCGTTGTTCCAGTCCTCTATATCGGCAAGGCGTGCCTGCACCAGTTCGTTGTAAGGGATAATTTTAGTAGCTCCTTTGCCTGCTTGGTTGGCTTCGTTCTTAGCAAAGGGGCGTGCTATCCAACCTTCGGCGTATTTTTCTTTATTGTTACGCATCTTGCCAAACATACGCTCTATATATTTACCGCGGGCATTGTTAGCCTCTACACGCACCTTTTGAAACATATAGCCCTCACGTAGGAAAGTGTTTAAAAAACTGCTATTGAGTGAGCTTTCGCACTCTAACTCGAAGGGTAGTTTTAAGCCCCATTGGTGATAGTTGCGCACCAGCTGGCGGTAGAACTCTAAAATGATACCTTCTTTGGTTTTACCATATACGAAGGCTGTCATACAACGGCTGGCTACATCTATGCCGATATAAAACCAAAGGCGTTTGCCTTTGTCATACCAAAACGGCGGTTGGCGGTCGTCAATAGAGAGGAGCGATCCTGCTTTGGTAGGGAGTTCGGTTTGGGCGTAGGGGATAAATTGCCCCATAAAGGCTTGTCGGTTGCCAGAGCGGAGGCTGTAGGTGGCGATTTTAGTTTCCCAAGCCGATAGGTAGGCTTTTATGGTGCTTTCGCTAAGGGCGGGGAACTCTTCGGGTGCGTACAGCTCGCCAGTTTCTTTATTAAAGACTTCTATATATCCGCTAAGGAAGGAGTCGTATTGGCGGGCTATATCGGTGGGGGTAGGTTTGTACTCTTGCCCTACGAATAAGCCTTTGAGGACTTCTATTACGCGCTCATCTACCTTGCGGGCGTTTTGCTTACCCTTGCCGTAAGGGTCTTTAATCACTGAAAGCAGTCCGTTGTTTTTAAAGGCTTTGAGAGCGTTTTTAAAGTGGCGTAGGCTTTCGGGTAAGGAGTGCTTACGGCTGGGTGGCAGGGTTTCGTTGAAACTTAAAGCATCAGTAAGGAGGCTTTGTGCAAGCCCTTTGGTAGGGCTTTTTTTGTGTAACGACTGGCGTACGGCAAGGCGTTCACCCTCAAGGGTTACGAGAGCCTGCAAGGTAGTAGCATTGATAACATAGCGGTCTATCTCCTCATCGGTGAGGGGTTTGCCCTGGCGTTTCCAACCGGCATAGAAGCGAATGGTTTCGTCTTTCACGGCATAGTAACGCTCAAGGAGGTGTCCTTCTTTGCGAGGGTCCCCAAGAGCCTGCTGTATTTCGGTAGGCAGAGTATCGTAGTCGATAAGGAGCTTGCGCCCATTGCCACCCGATTGGAGTTTTTTCACGCCGTAAGGTTTGTCTTTATGGCGGTGTATCTCCGAGCGCAACGTATTGAGCGTATTCCAATGCTGTGGTACTAACTCTTCAGCTTCGACGGCGACTTTATTATGTAACCAGAGGTATGGCATATTTTTTAGTTTTTAATTGCTCCCCAAGGTGATTTTGCTTCACCAGCGGTTGCTGACAGTCGTACTGACTTGGGGAAAAACAACAATAAAATCAAAATATAAAAAACGTGATGTGGTGTTATTCGCGGTACTTCACTGGTCTGTGGTATTTTATTTTTTCTCTTTTTACGACGACACCTAAGAAGGTAGTGCGTATTTCTCTGCCGATGATAAGGAAGTCCTCATTGATGAGGTAAATGGTTTTTGTTATCATTTTAAATGTGTTTTTAAAAGGTTTTTAAATTGAGTTTTGACTAATTTGAATATCTATATTCGTCAAATCTTACTTTATAGCAAATAATCTTATTGACTTATAGAACTTTTCTCATATATTTGCGCTTTAAATCTTAAATATATGGTTCTTAATTACAACAAAATTAAATTGCAAATTGAAAGGAACTTATGCCCTGAACATTCTCAGCATCCTGTTTTTACAAAGACAACTAATGGGTTTACCATTAATGCCTGCTGTGAAAAGTTCAGAAACTTCTTAGTTAAACAAGCCGAAAAGGCTATTAAGGAGGAAACTGAGAGAGCTATTTCTGAAATGTTTACTAAGGCGTTTAAGAAATAGTGAACTCTTGTATAACAGCCACATAAGTAACTATTTTATTTGCTTTTGTGGCTTTATCTTCTTTTTCTAACATCTCTACAAACTTATTCCAATCGTTATGGATAAAAAGTCTTGTAGGTTCAAGGCTAAAAGAAGCTACTTTTCTTTTATTTGTTTTTGTGTTTTCTACTTCCATATATTATTCATTTATTGGTTCTAAACATTCTACATCGTAGATACCTACACTGTTATCGGCAAAGGTTACAATGCCTAACTCTAAATCTCCACGGGTACATATCCCCGTTAATACGCCTACTTGCCCTGCTTTGCCGTAAGGGTCGGCGGTAATAAAGGGCGATACTCTTACTTTGTTTCCTACTTTCATAGCTTACTCGTTTAAAAATTCTTTTACTTTATTTTCAGAAGGGGCAACCATACTCTGGTAGTCCTTTCTGATTTTATCGGCTGAGAGGCTGGTGCGCTCGCCGCTTACACACTGGCGAATGTATCGCCCAGAGAAACCGTGTTTCTCAATCAATGCATTTATTACGCTTGCATTGTACTTGTTATACTTTTTTTTCTTACTTTTGTCCATTGTTACTTATTGTTCCAATTCTGGCGCAAAAGTATGTCAAAATTTTATCACTGCAAAATATTATGGACAAAATTTTAGCACCTATTAAACAAAGAATACTTCAATTTGTTGATTATAAACAGATTGAGAGGAAAAATTTTTTCGGCGAATTGAATGTTGCCACTTCAAATTTTAGAGGAAATGCTCTTTATAGCGAAGTAGGAGGTGACGTTATCGCCAAAATTTTGTCAAACCATCCTAAATTAAATGCAGAATGGTTGCTCACTGGAAATGGCGAAATGCTTAAAAGCGAGGCGGCTACAGAAGTAATAAATACGCCTCGTGTAGAAATTATTGAGCCTATAAAGGTAGAAGGGCGCAGCCTAATGCCTAAAGTAGTGGTTGTAGATGATAACGATAATGACCGTATTCCATTAGTATCAGTAAAAGCCCAAGCGGGCTATCTTGAGGGCTATGATGATAGCAATTACATTGAGGAACTACCTACATATAGTGTTCCTGATATGCGAAATGGTACATATCGTATGTTTCAGGTAAGTGGTTTTTCTATGTATCCCACATTACAGGACGGTAGCTATGTAATAGGTAAATTTGTTGAAGATTGGGAGTGGTTGAGTGATAATAGGGTATGTGTAGTAGTTACAGAGCGCGATGGGGTAATCGTAAAGAGGGTAACCAATAGGGCAAGAGAAAAAGGGTTTCTTTATTGTAAGTCTGATAATAGAGATTACAAACATATTACTGTAAGAGTGGAGGATATAAGGGAAATATGGGAGTGTCAAGCTTATATATCTTTTGAGTTCCTTGACCCAGTTACCAACTATCAGAAAATTGCAGAACTTGAGGTGAATGTATCAGAATTGCAGGACAAAGTGAAAAACTTGGAGACACAATTATTGCCCGCACATACATAATATATAGGAGAGAAAAGACACTTTTTAAGGGTTAATAGTATAAATACTATGTAAATCAACAATTTACGATATATAACCAAATGCAATATACTGCCAACTCGTTAACGTTTTCTTTCAAAATGCCAAAAATAGTGTAATTATCCCCTTAAACTCGTGCGCTAAAATATACGCAATTGCAACACCAACTGCAACGCCAACTGCAACGCCAACTTTTTTAGAGGGTGTTTTTGGGCTTTGCTGGGTGGGTACCTTTTAGGGGTGTTTTATACCCCTTTTTGAGGTGGCTTAGAGTAGCTATAAGGCACAAAAAAACGCCCTAAATGGGCGTATTTGTTGGGGTTTGGGGCTTTTTTGGGGGTGTTATAGAGGAGTAATTACGGTATGCGGTATTTTAAGGCTAAAAAAGGGCTTTTTCAATTACGCTAAATATACGGTAAATTACGGTATTCTGTACCTTTCGTTTTAACGAGATTTTTTTGTAAGTTATTTATTTACAAAGAATTAAAAGGATTTTTTATGTGTAGTACTCTTACCTTCCATTTAATAGTTTTTAGTTGAGTTCAAAAGTTGCGGGAGAGATGTGTGAACGGAAAGGATTGCCAAACCCTTTAGTTGCATTAGGCTGCTGGGCAAAGCGTTTGAAAAATAAAAAGAATAGAATAGCTATAAGGAAAGTAAAGAATTTCATAAAGGAAAATTAGTGAATTAGTAAATGGGAAAGGGGATAGTTCTATAGTTTTTTATAACGTTTTAGGATAAGTTCTTCAGTAGTTACACAAATATCTAATCCTTTTTCTTTTAATCCATTTATAAGTACCTTATCACCTGTCCAAATTTTATGTTTATACTGCAAGTGAAAGGCAATAAAGCGTTGATTCCTTCCGGTCTAATCAAAGCACTGAAAAATATATTACTATCTGTAATTACAATCATTTTTCTGTTTTCATTTTAGCACGTTTGGCGTAAAAGTGTTTGGCTGCGTTTTTTTTAGCTTGATTTGATAATTTCATTAAGAAATCACGATGAGCAATAGGAATTCCATACTCATCTTCTTCAATTGTTGAGTTGGGAATAGTATCTTTTTGAGTATCTAAAAAACCTTCTACAATAGTAAAATCTAATTTTTTAGCATATTCTATAAAAGCTAAGGCTTGAGCATTATTATTAATAGTTATTGTAATAGGTATAACGATTTTTTTTGCAAAGATACAAAACAATTGATAATAAGCAATTTCTTCTTATAGAAAACATTGTTAATACCTCCTGCTAAATTATTTATAACGTGAGTTCGACGTAAGAAAAGTTATTTTTTATTTGCAAAAAAGTGATAGTTTTAGTAACTTTGTAGTTTGAAAATCAAAAATTTAACTAAAATCTATCCCTATGTTATCATAGCTATAAAGTTACGGAAATTTTCTTTATAATAGATGAATTTGACAAGAATTTTGAAAAAATAGTCTCTGACTATAGTCTTGTGCAAAATACTGACTTAAAACAGAGAAATCGTAAATCAACTTTATCTGATAGTGAGGTTATGAGTATTCTAATTCTCTTTCATTCAGGTCATTATAGAGATTTAAAACATTACTATATCAATCACGTAAAGAAGCATATGAAAAGTGAATTCCCAAAAACTGTATCCTACAATCGATTCGTTGAATTGCAAAAGAAAGTAGTTGTAAAATTAGCTATATTCTTGAAAATGTTTTGTTTATGAAAATGTGCTGGCATTTCGTATATTGATTCTACCCCTATAAGAGTTTGTCATATCAAACGTGAAAAACAACATAAAGTATTCAAAGAATTTGCCCAAAAAGAACAATGTTCTTTAGGCTGGTTCTATGGATTTAAGTTACATCTAATCATTAATGATAAAGGTGAAATACTTGATTTTATAATAACACCAGGCAACATAGATGATCGTAAACCTCTGTCTGATATTAACTTACATAAGAGAATCTTTGGGAAACTCTTTGGAGATAAGGGGTATATCAGTAAAGATTTATTTGAACAATTATTTATTGATGGGGTACATTTAATCACTAAGATTAAAAAGAATATGAAAAATAGCTTGATGCTCTTACAATACAAAATAGCACTTAGAAAACGTGCTTTGATAGAAACAGTAAATGACGAATTAAAAAACATTTGTCAAGTAGAACATACAAGAGATCGTTCTTTTGATAATTTTATAACTAACTTATTATCAGGACTTATAGCTTATTCTTTCTTTGATAAAAAGCCTTCTATTAATTTGCAAGAAGACATTGTTGATCTAAAAAGACTCGTTGCTGCTTAAATCGAACTCACATTAAAATAAAGAACCTTACCGCTTACAACGTAGCTGTAACTGACTTTATGCGACCTCCAACTATCGAACTGATTGATGCGACACGTTATGCAGGCAATGTAGGAGACAAGATTCGACTCGTAATTTATGACGAATTTGAAGTGAAAAAAGTACTTGTTAGCATTAAAGGATCGGATGGTTCAGTGATTGAAATGGGTGAAGCTAAGCTAAAAGATGTCGATTGGCTATACACTGCAACAGTGAGCAATTCCACTCTTTCAGATACAAAAATAGAGGTGTTAGCATACGATGTGCCCGAACACGAAACCCAAAAACACATTATACTCTAATAAAAATCCCCACAAGTGCACACTTGTGGGGATAAATTTTTATAAAATTATTTACTATCCATTGTCAATTCAAAAATAATACTTACGTTTGTAGCACAATAAAAAACAATGTATTCTGGCACAGAAACATTTAGTATGCCAAGGAGCAACCTGCCAATGTCAATTTGGCAACGCTCCCGATAAGTTAAAGGTACTTACGCAGACCAAAGCCTTTATCAATGAGGAAGAGCCACAAGAGAAATTGGTAGCCACAACTGCCGATGTAGGAGCTACTTTTGAGAAAAACACCTTTGGACTATGTAAATTACAACCCACAAATTTGTATGTGATGCTTCTATTGAAGCCGAATGGGGTCTTTGTTTTTATGATAAAGTAATTAATGGTACAAAGAAAGGTATTTATGTACTAGGAACTGTTAATTATTCTGAAGCAGCAGGGACATTTCCTCCTCCTGCAGAATATTCTATCTTAGACTTAAAAATTCATTTTCATAGCCATCCAGGTACTGCTAAAGGGAAAGATGATGTAGCATCTGGAAAAGAAAGTAGATTAGGAGATATTCCTATGGCTATACACTATGTGAATTTATTCTATAAAAAAGGAATAAAAAGAATGCCTGCATTTGTAATATATCGTCCTCATTCAGAGAAAATTCCTTATAAATTTCAATATGATGCCTGGAGTGATTTTATTTATGGTAGTAAAATGAAAGTCAATACATATCAAGATTTGTATAGTAATGTAAAGCCGATACAATATTAAAACTCGAAAGAAATTATGAAACATTTTTTATTATATTTATTACTCTTTATCTTTTTCATATCTTGTAATCGAGAAATAATAGATAGTAGATGTATTATTTTCAATCTATATACTTCAAAAAAAGTACCTTCCCATAGTATTACCTTAGATTTTAAAGATAAATCAATTTTTATTCATAATATTGCAAATGAAGGAATATTTGAATTCAACCCTCCACCTCCACCACCAAGTTATAATATCAAATGGACTTCCGCTTATAGTATTTATCCTAAAGGAAAGGTAATAGATAACAAAATATCTCAAAAAACAGATAAGTTATTTATAAAAATAAATAACATTTTGAATGAGGGACAGCCCTTTTCTTGTTCCAATCACCCGCCTATGCCAGATGAATATGTCGATATATCTTTTACATATTTTAAAGATAATCAGTTAATTTATTCTTGCTTTAGACCTACACAAAAAGAATTAGATATTTTCAATTTAGTAAGAGATTTTATTCTTACTAACGACACTGTAAACGCTGATAAATGGAAGTTATTTTATGATAAATAAAAAATGATACATTAAAAGATTACGTCTTTATAAACGATACCAAAGAACAAATACCCCTAACAGTTATTATAAACACTAAAAAATAACACCTATGGCAACAATAACAATCACACTTAGAGAAACAGGACAATCCGTAACAGCTACTCTTAAAGTAGCTGCACCACCTCCAAAAATAAAAGATTTTATAGTAGATGAAGAAGGATATATTACAAAAGTTTCAGAAACTAATGGACATAATATGTATAGACTACATACAAAGGCTAATTGGGATAAGGGGGTAAGGAATAAGTTTATTACACTTAATGAAGGGAAGGTGATAGAAGAATTGGCGGAGAGAAGGAATCCATACAAAAGTGATACTCAATATTGGGGAATAAAAGACGGGGTTTATATAACAATCTCTAATAAAGATGATGCTTATAAATTGTTTAAATTTGTATGTGATGCTTCTATTGAAGCAGAGTGGGCTTTATTAAATTATGAAAAAAGAACTACTAAAAAATCTTTGTATGTTTTAGCTACACTTAATTACTCAGAATCTCCAGGAGTTCTTCCTCCACCTGAAAATTATACTGACCTTGATTTAAAAATTCATTTTCATAGCCATCCAGGTACTGCTAAAGGGAAAGATGATGTAGCATCAGGGGCAGGTAGTAGTAGGGGAGATGTTCCTATGGCTATACACTATGTGAATTTATTCTATAAAAAAAGAATAAAAAGAATGCCTGCATTTGTAATATATCGTCCTCACGCAGAGAAGCCTCCTTATAAGTTTCAATATGATGCTTGGAAAAATTTTCTTTATGGCACTAAAATGAAGATCCAGACTTATCACGATTTATATAAGAATGTAATACCAATACAATATTAGAAAATAATTATGAAAAAATACATTTTATTAATTCTTTTATCTCTTACTGCTTGTGGTGAAAAAGGTAAGAAAGAAGTAATTGATGATAGGTATATAGTTTTTAATCTATATACTTCAAAAAAAGTGCCTTCTTATAGTATTACCTTAGATTTTAAAGATAAATCAGTTTTTATTCATAATATTGCAAATGAAGGAATGTTTGAATTTAACCCTCCGCCTCCACCACCAAGTTATAATATCAAGTGGACTTCTATTTATAGTATTTATCCCAAAGGGATGATAATAGACAATAAAATAACTCAAAAAACAGATAGCTTATTTGTAAAAATAAATAATATTTTACAAGAGAAATTTCCTTTTTCTTGTATTAATCATCCCCCTATGCCAGATGAGGATGCCTATATGTCTTTTACATATTTTAAAGATAATCAGCTTATTTATTCTTGTTTTAGACCTACACAATATGAATGGGATATATTTTATTTAGCACAAGATTTTATTATAAAAAATGATACAATAAATGCTGATAAATGGAAGTTATTCTATAATAAATGAAATAATTATGCAAAGATATATTTTTATAATACTTCTCTTACCTCTTGTTGCTTGTCAGGAGAAGAAGAAAAATGAACCCATTGATGATAGACAACTCATTTTCAATTTATATATAGGAAAAAAACTAGGGTCTCACTCTATAACATTAGATTTTAAGGACAAATCTGTATTTGTTCATAATATAATAAATGAAGCTAACTTTGACCGATTTGTAGAAGATGAAGTAGAAGTGGTAGAAGGGACTTTACCTGAAGAAGCTATTAAACAGAAGAATGATAGAATTGATTATAATACTATTTATGAGTTAGGATTTATAGCTGATAATAAAATGACCACTGATACAGACGTTTTATTTGAGAAAATAGATTCTATTCTGCAAGATGGAACACCATTTTCGTGCGAAAAAGCAATGCCTGCCCCAGATCAATATGTTTATATGTCATTTAACTATTTTAAAGGAAATAAGTGTATGTATTACTGCTTCAATCCCACAGGAAAAGAATGGGATATCTTTTACTTAGTAAGAGATTTCAATATGAAAAACGACACTATAAACAGAGATAAATGGGTATCATTCTTTAATATAGGAAAATCTAAATAATTAAATTATGCAAAAATATATTCTTATAATACTTTTGCTACTTGCTGCTTGTAGTGGTAAAAAAGAAATCATTGATGATAGATATATAGTTTTTAATGTTTATTCTTATAAATATGTATGTCCACATTCTATAATATTAAACTTTAAGGATAAAACTATATGCATACATAACATAACTAATGAAATATCAACTATTGAAGATATAGAAATAACTTCAAATGAAGATGAAAATAGAATAGAAGAAAAAAAACTTTATAAAAAACCTCCATTAGCAATAGTGAAAGATAATATGATAGTTGATAGCTTGGGTATTTTATTTAATAAAGTTGACTCTATTTTACAAAATAAAGAACCTTTTTCTTATAAAAGTGAGATACCTATGCCTGACCAATACGTATATTTATCATTTAACTACTTTAAAAATAAAAAACATATACATTATAGTTATAACCCTCAGTCTAAGGAATGGAATATTTTCTACTTAGTAAGAGACTATATTATAAACAATGATACGATAAACGGTAATGAATTGAAAACTCTTTATAAAAAATAATTAATTATGCGAAAATATATTTTTATAATTCTTCTCTTTCTTATTTCTTGTAAAGGAGAAGTACCTCAAAAATACATTGATAATAGGATTATTGTATTTAATATGTTTGTAGCTAATGGAAAGGTTACTCCTTTTTCTATTATTTTAAATTTTAAGGATCAATCCATATTTTTACATAATATAAAAGATGATAGAAAATCCTTACATAATAACAATAATCAATATATTCTTAATAGAGAAGATGCTCTAAAAGATTGTATATTGACTAAAAATACAGCGCATCTATTTTCAGAAATAGATTCTATTCTGAAGACAATAGATATTAATAATATAAAAAACAATTACTCTGAAAATGAAATTATATATGCTGACTATATTTCTATGTCATTTTATCTTCTTAAAGATAATAAACAAATTTATCATTCTTTTCTCCCCGAGAGCGGCAAGGAATGGCATATTCTTAATTTAACACAGGATTATATTATAAAAAACGACACTGTAAACGCAGATAAATGGAAGTTATTCTATGATAAGTAAAAATTAATAAACTAAATTCATTCACTGTTATAGCCTAAAATTGAAATTCTTAGTAAAGAATACAGAATTTAGCTTTTCATCCCCATCTTATCTTTCCAGCGGCTATTCGTTATGTAGATCTCGGCAGCGACTACCTCATCGCCGACAAAGCCACAGGGGCAGAGAACGTCCTACGGGTCAAAGCCACCACCGTGAGCTTTACCACCGCTACCAACCTCTCGCTCATCACCAAAGACGGACGTTTTTACAACTTTGACATCGTCTACAATCCTACTCCTGTACATCTGAGCTTTGACATCAGCAGACTCTTGCTTGCTCAATCCCCCACCGACTTTCATCGCACTGCCCAAACCGATATCCTCTTTGCTGACACCCGTAGCGATTCACCTGCGGTTATCAATCTGATGATGCAGTCCATCTATAAGCACCAACGCCGTCTTTTACGGCATATAGGCGCACGAAACGGCACGCTCCAAAGCGAGCTGCGCGGTATCTACACCCACGGCAGCAAACTCTTCTTTGATGTGTGGCTCAAAAACAAAAGTTGTGTACCCTTTGAAACCGACATTGTCAGCTTTAAAATCATCGACAGCGCTACCACAAGAAAGAGCCTCTCGCAAGAACTCCCCGTTGAGGTTTTAAGAGTGCATCAGCCTATGGATATTATCAAAGGCAAGAGCAAAGCACATAGCATATTTATGTTAGAGTAGCTCTCCCTCTCAGGGGATAAACTGCTTAAATCGAACTCACGTAACTTATTATCAGTACTTATAGCTTATTATTTCTTTGATAAAAAGCCTTCTATTAATTTGCAAGAAGACATTGTTGATCTAAAAAGACTCGTTGCTGTTTAAATCGAACTCACATTACTTTATAATAAATGTAATCTTATTTTTGTACAAAATTTTAATAACAGAGTTTTTACTCCTTAACTTCTAAGTATGAACAAGTAACGAAAATTGTTCATAACTTTGTTGATAAGTATTTTAATTTTGTTGATAACCTATTGCTTTATTCCGTACCTTTGCCCCAGCAACTAAGAAAAAATCACTTCCCCTTTTTTAGGGACTTACAAAAAGCAATATTATACAATGTACTATATATGAGAGGTTTATCTAAACCTCTCAGCACCCTTTTTTACTTGAACGAAATAATAATAAATAAAAAATTATGAGTAAATTTACCAAACTTACTGCTGAGCAGTTACAGACAAAATGTAAATTTATTGAGAACTACTTGAGTTCTCATAACGCCGCTACGGGGTCTCTCTTTGATGCCAATGCCAATGTAGCCCATAAGAACATCGCTACAATGGAAGCCGAGCTGAACAAGGATATCAATATCCAAGTGAACCGATCGCTGGTATCGCGCAAAATTGAGCAACTCTTTGGCAAAGAATTAGCAGATGAGTATATTCGTCAGATTGAAGCGCACGAAATCTATGTGCACGACGAAACGAGTTTGAAACCCTATTGTGTGAGCGTATCGATGTATCCTTTGCTCTTGGACGGGCTCGTAAAACTCGGCGGTGAAAGCAAAGCTCCACAACACTTGGCAAGCTATTGTGGGTCGTTCGTAAACTTCCTCTTCTCAGTATCTTCACAGTTTGCAGGAGCAGTAGCCACAGTAGAGTTCCTAATGTACTTCGACCATTTTGCGCGCAAAGACTATGGCGACGATTACCTCAACACTCACCGTGAAGTGATAGAAAACGAATTGCAACACGTGGTATATGCTATCAATCAGCCAGCAGCAGCACGTGGTTATCAGTCGGTATTCTGGAACATATCGCTTTATGACCGTCCGTATTTCGACTCGATGTTTGGCACTTTTGTTTACCCCGATGGCAGTAAGCCTACTTATGAGTCTTTAGACAAACTTCAACAGTTCTTTATGCATTGGTTTAACATCGAGCGCACCAAAGCGATACTCACCTTCCCTGTGGTTACTGCTGCGATGCTCACTAAGGACAAACACGTGTACGACGAGCATTTTGCGCGCTTCTGTGCTAAAGAGCTCAGCGAGGGCAATGCCTTCTTTGTATACCAATCGGATAATGCCGACTCCTTGGCAAGTTGCTGCCGTTTGCGCAATGAAATTTCTGATAATACTTTTAGTTATTCACTTGGGGCAGGAGGGGTTTCTACCGGTAGTATCAATGTGATTACTATCAATATGAATCGCCTTTACCAAAAACATTTATCGTTGGAACGCACTTTGGATAATATCCATAAATATCAAGTAGCTTACCGCGCTATAGTGCAAGAGTACAAAGATGCGGGTATGTTACCAGTGTACGATGCGGGCTTTATCTCGCTCGACAAGCAGTTCCTCACTATTGGAATTAACGGAATGGTGGAAGCTGCCGAGTATTTAGGCATTCGCATTTCCGACAACCCCGACTATAAAGCATTCATCAACAAAAACCTCAAACTAATTTACGACAAAAATAAGGAAGCTAAAGCCAAATACGGCTTTATGTTCAATACCGAGTTTGTACCTGCTGAGAACTTAGGCGTGAAGAATGCTGCTTGGGACAAAGCCGATGGCTTGCAAGTGCCTCGCGATTGCTACAATTCGTATTTCTATATTGTGGAAGACGACTCTCAAAACCTTATCGATAAGTTCTATTTGCACGGCAATGAGTATATACAGTACTTAGATGGCGGTTCGGCTTACCACTGCAACCTCGAAGAATACCCCACTGCCGAAGGTTTCTACAAACTACTGAATGTAGCTGCTAAAACGGGTTGTAACTATTTCTGCTTCAATATATGTGTAACCGTGTGCAACGATTGTGGCTATATCGATAAACACACGCACGACCACTGCACCCATTGTGGGTCTGAAAATATCGACCACGCCACTCGTGTGATAGGCTACCTCAAACGCATTACTAATTTCTCTAAAGACCGACAAAAAGAAGCTAAAATACGTTACTATGGGCACGCTACGGTATAG